AGTTATGTCAATGACTTTATGTTTGTACAAGGTATCGAGAAAAGCATCAAACAATTTTCTCTTTGTCTTGTTCTTTATGATTATCTTGACGTAGCAGTCTTTATAAAAACTGAAATCAAGTTCAACTAACGCATCAGGATTTGTGTCATCATAATCGATGTGGTGGAACTTGCGTCGTTTGTTTTCTACGAATTCTAGCTCTCGTGTTTCTGTATCGAGAACATGAAATCCTTTCTTGTCTTTCAGATCACTGAATGTTATCTGATACTGAGTGCCCAAGTATCGAACATTATTTTTGCTATTCTTACTATGAAAGTGTCCAGACAGAACCGTCTCGAACCTATGAAGTAGTTTGTCAGACATTCCATGCTTGAACTTGACTCCACGCATCACTTCATAACCATTAAGTTCAAAGTGACCACCAATGATTGGACACTGACAAGTACGAAGAAACTCTTCACACTCACCACGATTATCATCTGCAATCCACGGAACTAAACCAACACAGAGAGCACCAAAATTAACGGCAGTTGGTTCTTCATATAAGTGGAAGTAATCGTTCCTGTCAACAAAGAGTTCCTTTAAAGAATTTATTTCATTGGTATTCTTGTAGAAGGTATCGTGATTTCCTACGATACAATGTAAGTGGATCTTCTTGTCGTCAAACTTCTGGAAGAATCGTTTTCTGACTTCATGTAGTGTATTAAAGTTGACATACTTGCGACGATCCATCAGATCACCGAGATGGAGAACCTGATCAATATTATTTTCTTCACAATATGGAAAGAACTGATCCTCGAAAAACTCTAAGAAATGATCCAGAAAAATAGAGGAGTCGTTTCTTGCACCAAAGTGCGTATCATTGATGATAGCTACTTTCATTCAAATAGTTTTCCGTCTGATTCTTTCTTTGATTTCTTTTTGGGTTGCATTCTCTTTACGTCCTCATCAGACAGATTGAAGTGTTCTTTCATGGCTTCTTTCATTGAACCACGATCAAAATAATTCTCTTTGTACCACGTACTCATCGTACCATCATCTTTCATTTCAGCTAATTTAAACTTGATGAAATTCTGCTTCTTTTCTTTCTCTATTCTACGAAGAAAGGCGTAGTAAATTATCTGTGTGAAATATGAGAATGGATTCTTTGACTTCTCTGGATTGAAGTTATGTGCATACATTATACAATTTTCAATTGAGTCATTAATCATTTCATCCTTGTAGGGATAATTTGTAAAGTTTGGTTTCTGTGCCAGGTGTTCTGCAATGTCTATAAAGCATTTCCCAATATAATTTGATATTGGTGCCTTAGGTTCTCCTGCATTTTCAGCTTCAATTAGAGCTTCTTTCCATTCACACATGTGCTTAAAAAATTCTTTGTTATCAATATAGTGGTTAGCTTTACCCATTTAATCTTCTTTCTTCACATAATATACACTAATAAAAATTATTTACAAGTTTTTTATTGACAAATTCCGTACACCGGTTACAATCCCCTGTGTAAGGGGTGAAAAGGAATACTCTAGAGTTACTTAAAGAGATTCATTTCCATACTCATCTGACAGTGGATCTGGGTTCCAGTCAGTCCAGCGATTACCATAATCAGGATCCATTTTTTCCTCACCTGTATATTTGTGATCATTGATTTCTTCATAGAAATCGCCAATGTCATCTCCAGGATAGTCTAAATCATCAAGATCATCTAAATCCAAATAGCCTTCTTCGATCATATTCTTTATGAAATCAGGAGGAAGCATCATACTCATGAAAATTGAATTTTTAGATTGACCGGGTGGGAGAGGGAATGGCGGATCCATAGGTGGAGTTGGTTGACTCATACCCTTTGCATTTTCATTGATCTGGTCTTCTAGTTTTTTGAGATCTTCTAGAATATTATTCAATGGATTGTTTTCATTTGGATTTGTTGAAGACTTTTTATAATCTCTGGATGATTTATTTTTTCTTTCTGCCTCATACAATTTAGCAACATCAGCAGAAGGTGAATTCCACGTTACTATAAAATTCTCAGGAATCTTTACTGTATCTTTTTCAATATTTACAAGCCAGTCTTTCAGAAAAGTTATTTCCTGTGTTTGACCAAAGGGGGTGCTTCTAAGTTGTGTAGTAAAGACCATGGGATTTTCGAGAATAATCTTCTCTCCTTTTTTCCCTTTAATTTTGGCGATGATCTCTTCGCCACTCTGTAATTTAAGAACACGGTAGGACGAACTCATATTGTCTCCTTAGATTTTCATTGAAATTAGCTTATAATCAAAATGTTCCTTAGTATATATTTTGATTCTAGCATCAAGATGTCGCATAGTATGATTTCTGTACTTTTTATGAGATAAATTATCTGCTAGGTCATAGAGCTTCATACTGTCCTTGCTCTCAGAGCGTCTCAGACCTCTTCCTATGGACTGCAAGACACGAATGACGGATTTGGACGGGGATGTAAAAATAATATTGTGAATGTTTTTGATATTGATTCCTGTAGAGCATGTACCGTAGGAGGCGACCAGAATAGCGTCTTTTTCTTTATCCACAATCTGTCTGATTTCTTCTCTCTGTTGGACATCTGTACCACCGTAAATCATGAACACCTTCTTATCAGGACACATTTCTGTGATAAGATTATACAGTGGCTTGCCATGTAAATCAACATAGTTGAATAGTACGAGGGTGTTACCCTTCACAGATTTCGAGAGCTTTGATATGAACTTATTCCGTCTCTCGTGTCCGACTATCCATTTCAATTCGTCGATGTACTTTGCTCTTTTTATCTCTTCGATTTCCTCTGGTTTATATTCCAGAACCAGGCAGTCAATCGAAAGATTTGAAAGGACTTTCTTCTCCATTAGGTTCTTTGTGGTGGTAACTTTCTGGACTCTACCGAACAGACCTTCGATCACGAGTTTGTGTACCTGTGTTCCGTCCAACGTACCTGTAGTTCCGATGCGGAACTCTGCATTTGTCATCTTCGACATGAGAGATGTTAGTGACTTTGCTTTGAACAGATGACACTCATCACCGACTACCATCTTATACTGCTCGAAGTATTCTGGGGGCATCTTGTATATGCTTTGCCAAGTAGATATCACTACCTGTTTCGGTGTGGTCTTATCTTGTCCAGAGAAAATCGTGTGACAGTTCTTTTCGACTTTCCATTCCTTCCCGGCATAGTCACGGAAGTCGTTATACATCTGAGAGACTAGACCAGTGGTTGGAACCACGATCAGAATCTTTTCGTCCTCTTGAATCTGCTCTAGACAGTACCGAACCAGACAGTATATTATCAAAGATTTACCACTTCCTGTGGGGGAGAGAAGTAGAGACCTCTGATTCTTGATGGCGTGCTTTATTGCATCAAGCTGGTAATCATATGGAGTTATCTTCATGTTCAGTGATGCTATGAACTGTTCGACTTCATCCGAATCGAGTTCTACAGTATCATCAAAATCTTGTTCAATCGTATAGTTCCTGTCTTTCGCAAACTGTATAAGATAGTCCATTAGACCGATATAGAGTCTACGTGAATACAGGTTAAACAGGCGGATCATACCGTCCCATTTTTTATTCTTATATGCTGGGGTAAATTGATAGTTCGGTACTTCGAAGGTGAAGAACTGGTTGAGTTCTTTTGCGATCGAGTCGTCACAGTCAATTTTCATATTGACGGAATCTAATTTATGTACATTTATCTGAGTCACACATTATTTATGCCCCCTGTGTGAACTTGATCCAGTCGAGTGCTGCTCTGATATTCCACTGTCGGTTAGAGATCATTTTTACGACACTCTCCAGATAGCTGACAACTTCCTCTTGGAGTGTGATTTTTGCACTCAGCTTGATCATTTCCTCATCAGATTCAACAAAGCGATCTACTTCGGTCTTGAGAATCACTAGATCGAATGGTTCCCAACCGAATCTGTCGAGATCTTCTTGGGACATTTTACCTGTGTAATATAGCCATTTGTTACGTCTCTTGACTTTCTTTTCAGATAGAACATGTTCTAACTTCAGCTTTTCTTTACTGTGAAGGATTAGGTACTTGTTATGAATTTGTGGGGTTCTGAGTGACTCGGTATCAAGTTCTGTTTTGTCAATCTCTAGGTCTTTATTCACCATCTCATAAAGTTCATTAAGTATCATTCATTCCTCATTCTATTGAATATGAAGTATAAGAAAATGTGGCTGTCGCAATCACAGGTTCTGTGTCCACAACCACTGAGGAGAATTGGATTCCACTGATTCCTACCGGGAACATGTTTTTGAACACAATTTTCCTTATTTTATTATACGATCCATCCATGATTTGTAAAGTGGCGTCTTTGAAAATATTACTGTGGCTACTCCATTCACCCGGAACATCTTCTGCCGTACTACAAGTCCTCATCCAGTTATAGACTTCTATCCAGTTTTCCATCTTTTCATCTACGAGGAATGAGATTGACATATTCTCATAGAAATATCTACCAACTGGTGTTCTAATTGGAACACCTAATTGTGCAACAGGTAACTCAAGTGGCGATATCGTTAATGAGGGTAAATTTACAGATTGTGAAAAATACTCTACAGTTGGAATTTCTGGGAATTCCAACTTGAAAAAGTTTGTTGCTAGGTAGTTATTTGTTGATGGTTGTGACATACTAAAGTATTTATAAAAAAACAACGAGGGTCCGAAGACCCTCGCTGCTTATTTTAATTAGAACTCTAAGATCAGCTACCGTTACCGTGAAGGTTGCGGATTGCGAAGAGACGGTAGTATAGGTTAAGTCCGGGAGTACCGTCGAAGACGTTACCCAATCCATCCTGACGAGCGAATGGGTTGTTGACCATACCATACCGAGTCTTAAAGCCAATCTTAGGCTGGAAGGTGTCTTGACCAACCGCACGTACCATCTGGAGGGGAACGTAGGGGCAGTAGAACATACCAGCGTCATATGGGCTAGTACCCTTATAACCGACACAGCAGAAGTTGGGAGCACCAACAGCGGCGTATGGGTCAATGTAGACTCTCATCTTACCGTTGAGAACACCAGCGAAGGTGTTACCAGTGTCATCAACATCCAACTGGTTGTTGAGGGCAGGTGAGATGTTAAGGAATCCACCCATTGCAAGAGCACTTGCGACATCTGACGAGCAGATGATGAAGTTACCCTTACCGCGGCGAGTGTTCTTAGCGATTACGTTAGCTTCACGTTCGATCTGGAACATGAGACCACGGAAACGTTCTGCACTCCATCGACCATCAGAGTCGGTCTTAAGGTCGTAGAGACCACCAACGTTGGCAACACCATCAGTCTGAGCACCAGTAAGGTCTCTGTCAGTAGCACCTAACTGCGCGTTGTAGTAGATGGTACGGACGAGTTCGCGGTTGATTTCAGAGAGGATTTCAGTGCTAAGAATGTTAGCAAGTTCGGTCTCTGCATCAAGTCCGTGAACAGCCTTGAGATCCTGAGCAAGCTCAGTGGTGTACTCAGCTTTGAGTGCTCTGGAACGTGCTTCAACAGCGACACGATCAATGTTGAATGCCATCTGCTGGAAGTTATCACTGGCTCCACCCTGACCGAGAGCTTCGGCAGTACCGGTGAGCATTGCACGGAAACCATCAGCGAAAGGTGATGCAGTTCCGTTACGGGGATCAACAGCACCAAGAGTAATACCAGCGAAACCAGCAGTAACACCAGTTGCGTTTACACCACCGGTTGCACTGAACGGTGCACCCAATGCAGCATCTGCACCGTTAGTACTACCGGAGAACTTAGCAAATGCTTCTTGGAATAGAGCTTCAGAACCAGCACCACCAGCACCGACACCAGAGGAGCCGTCGTCGTTGAGTGTGTTCTGCTGAGTGTAACGAGCACGCATCGCGAAGATGAGTCCAGTAGGAGCACTCATTGGCTGAACGCCAGCGATGTCGTAAGCCATTAGGTTAGGCATAGCACGACGGACGAGGCTGATTAGAACGGGGTCATAACCAGCAAGATTACCGGCTGCACCGATCTGTGGGTTATCAAAGTTACCACCCATTGCGTTGTTGGGGGCTTCCTGTAGGTACTGCTCACGAAGAGCTTTTTCTTGGTTTTCAAGAAGCTGGGCAGTGACCTTCTTCTTGTATGAGTCTTCAATCTGGGGAAGTGCATCGTGCTCTAAGAGGGGATCCCACTTTTCGCAGAGAGCATCCATTGGGGCTTGGTTGTTAAAATCCATTTTAGATTTCTCCTGTTAAGGTTTTAGTTTAGTTTTAAAAAAAGTTAATATAAATTTAGTGCTTTCTCGTCTGAAAGCTAAGGGTATCCATGTATCGATCCATTGCGCTTCCATTTGAGATTTTTTGGTTTGTTGTTTCTTCAATAAGTTCAACTGGTTCAGCTACTGGAGAACTGTGCTCAAAATATGCTTCGTGAAGTTGTGACAACTTGTTGTTAAAACTCCTTGGATCTTCGAATGAGATTGCTTCCGAAAGAGAGGCAAATTTTTCAACTTCAGTATCAGCAAGACCCTGAGTGTAATGTGCAAAAAGCTGAGCCTTTGTAGTTTCATTGAGTTGAGACTTAAGGTTCACGTTAGCGTCAAGCTGTGCGTTAAGATCCTCCTGAAGCTGTTCGTTGGACTCGAAGAGTTCATCGAGAACATCATAACGTTCGTCGGGAACGTTGATATAGTGAGCTTCAAAAAGGCTCTTAAGACCAGTGATGAATGATTCGGCAACATCGGTCTTGATTCCACGTTCAAGAGAGAGATGGTTCTTTTCGATCCACTCTTCAACAACGTAATTAAGGTAGTCATCGAGCTTTTCAGCAAGATTTCCAACGACCTCTTCAAGTTGTTCAGTAAGAACGTTTCTATAAGACTCATCTAGCTGTGAAGCAAGATCATTAATCTTGGTGTTTACTGCTGCTTCAAAAACAGTCCCTGCACGGGACATGAAGTCTTCTGATAGATCCTGGCCATCAAACATGATAGCAAGATTCTCTGCAACTTCCTCTGCACCCATCTGGGGAATAAAGACGGTTCCAGGCTCATAAGCAAGAGCCTTTGCTCCAACAGATGCCTGATTTGCCTGTGCTATTCCATCGGGAATAACCTCGGTTCCAGCAAACGCTTGACCTTTACCAGACGCATCATGAGCACCCCGACCCGAGGTGTCATAGTCTGCTGATCTAGTGTTCTGAGAAGCGTTGCCTGTGTTAACAGCCATTTCTTCTTCTTCCTCGTATCGTGTATCTTCCATTTAAAAGCTCCTTTAGCCTATTCTTGGTATTTATATAAGTTTAAAGTCTAGAGAGGAAATCTTTAAATGCATTCAGGGAGGCTTCCTCTAAGTTCCTTCGAGATGCTTGTTTAATCTGTTTTTCATACTGCGCAATCTGTTGTTCGCGGAGTAAACCATTGTCCCAAATCCATTCCTTACCTTCAAGGATACCATTAACAAAAGCATCAGGAGCAGAGGGGTCTGCTACAATATCAACCGCAGAGAGAATAAAGTCGCTCTGCACTTCATTAATTCCATTGCTGTTCTTTTTGAGTGATCCCATTCCACGAGAAGACACGCCTAGTTTGGCTCCTTCGTCGATGAGACTCTTGACGATTTTACCCATAGGAGTATCAAGAACTTTTGCCTTACCGACGAAGTTGTTTCCATCAGTATTGAGTTCCTTGATAATATGGGAAACCTTGTCAAGGTTT